CTATTTTTGCTTCTTCAATGAGTCGTATTGCTGCTCGCAGATTTCCCCTGCAATACGATACTTTTCAGCCTCAACTGCTGTTGCATTGTAAACTCGGTTGCTTTCTTCAAGCATGTCGGCGAGCACACCGATGACCTTGCTGGCTGGCGTGCCTGGGGGGAAAGATCCGGTATAGTGTTCGGCGAGTCGCTTGGTTTTGTCAAGCTCGGCGCGCATGCTGTCAGCAGCGGTATTAGCATACTCAGCATCAGCACGCGCCGCATCGATACGGAATTGTGCTTCACGTTCAATTTGTGTTTTCTCCTGCTCACGCTGTGACCTTAACTTATCATCAGCCTGTTTCTGATCTTCCTTCGCCTGCGCATACCCAGCGTCGTACTGACGACCGCCATGTACATTCCAGGCAACAACTAAGGATATGACCAGAACAACAAGCATCGCCACGATAAACAACTGTTTCCGGTATGCTTTTACGAATGCCAGGATCATACCGCCAGCACCTTACTGGCAGTGACGTACCGCGCACGCCGGTCGTCGATGCCATTCCTGCCACCATTGATAATCAGAGTTACACGTGCAATATCTCCGGTATACTTCATGCAGCCTTTGCTGGAGAAGAACCACGCCGCGCTACGAGCCGCATATTCGTCCTGCGCCAACAGTTCAGGATTCTCCAGCAGATCAACTTTCATGCCGTTTCCGCAGTCACGATAGTTATTCAAACCGGTAATCTGGATAAGTCCGCGCCCACGGTAATTCCAGCCATCACAAGGAGCATTGTTCCCCATACGTTTGCTGTACACCAAATTGGCGATTGCGCGCTGTCGCTCAAGTGGCAATGGTGGTTCACCTGCGCGACGCCCCAATGCGTTGGCTTGTCCCTGAGTGAGACGTCCTGTCCGAACAAAGTTAGCCAGTCCGGTGACGCTGTAGTTAAAATTCTCCTGCAACCGGGTGAAGCCCCCAGACTCATGCCCGACCTGAGCAATAAACATTGCCTGATCTTCGGGTTTGCTGATACCAAACTCTTTCATCGCAGAAGTTATATGCGAGAACCAGCGTGCGGCCAGCGCCTCGCTAACACCAGCAGCTCGCTGGAATTGTTTAATCTCCATGTTTAGACCTCGTTATTTTGAAAATCTGTACGACGTTACCGCGAGTTTTAATAACCGCAGCAAGCATGACAGCATTGATAATGACCTCAGATAAATCCACAGCTATTGGCGTGCGTAACCAGATTGCATAGACGACACGAACAGGAATACTGGCCGTAGCAACAATCAGGAAATAAGCCAGCCAGCCCCCCCATCTTCGGTGTTGAGATCCGTTACGCTGGAAAGTGACAACGCGAACTGCTATGCCAGTACAGATAGCTGCATTGGTGATAAGCAAAAAAAAATCATGAGTTACCATCGTCTTTTCTCCCCGGAATTAACTCGCGTGGATTATCGGAACGGTGATAGAGCCAGATGCCAATTCGCACAGCGACAATTGCCGACACAAATGCGCCAGCAGAGAAGACGATCCCTTTCTCGAAAGAGTCCTGCGTGATGGTAGGTATCAGGCTAGCGATACCGATAAGGATGGATGCTGTTGGTTTGTAAAATAGAAGGCCGCAGAGGAAACTGAGCATCGACAGGAGAACACGGCGATGAATGGGGTATTCGATGGCGGAGGTAACAAAAATTACCGCCCCCGCCAAAGCTCCCAAAGCCACCTCTGGAGGGACACCTGCTATCACTGCAGCAAGAGAACTCACGCTAAGCCACTGATTTAAAGACTCACTGGTTAGCTGAACTGACATAAAAACCACCTGTTACCGTGCATAAAGACCCCCTTAGTTGGTGATCATATCATACACAATAAACCACATATGATTTGAATTACCCAGAATAACTCCTACCAAAATTACCTTTTGGGTGATACACTTGCGAAATTCATCAATAAAATTTTGTTTATTAAACTAAAGATAATGAGCCAAGGATTAAATGGATAATTTACTCCCCTTACTTAGTATACATAATTCAGTATATGCATTTTCTTTTGTAACATTTGCTGTATGTGTTTGCTATGTTCTAAACAAGTTTGTAGACATATCGCCAATTGGCAGCCATAACGACCTTAGCCTTGAGGGCTTGCGTGGAGTTGCGTGTCTATTAGTTTTCGTTAACCACTCATACACTGTAATTGCCGCTATAGGATTAAAATCACCATACATGAATATTCAGCCAGCGTACGCATTTGAAAAAATGGGTGCGTTTGGAGTATCCATATTCTTTTGCTTAACAGGTTTTTTATTTTCATCTACTATAAAAAAGGGAATTTTCGATATCTCTTTTTTCCAGAAAAGGATTTATAGATTACTTCCTGCATACGTTGTTGTTTCCACAATAGTTTTTGCAATTTTCATGTTCCAGAGATACGGGCAAATAAAAACTATTGATGAGGTAATGACAGTCATTCGTAGTGTTTATGGGTTTGGTTTCTGGGGGGGTGGGATCAGGGTCGGATCAATATGGGACTGGAGTCTTAATATTGTTACATGGACGTTACCTTACGAATGGAAATATTATGCAGCAGTTCCATTTCTTGCCTGTGCATTTGCTATTAAACCGTTAAGAATATCTTTAATACCTTTAGCTCTGATAATCATATATCTTGGATATCAGAACGAACAAATAATGTGGACATACTTCCTGACAGGATTTATTGCTTCGTACATAAAGCAACCTGCAAATAATTATTTGAAACATGCTTTGTGGATCGTAATGCCATTGCTCTTTATATATTCGATTTTTGGTGATTTTAAAGTATATGAATTCGAAATGTTCTGCGCGACATCAGTATTTTTCATGGCATTTATCGCATCCAGACCGTCTATTTTTTCTAAAAGAAGCATATCGAATATTGGTATTATAAGTTACAGTTTGTATTTAGTACATCAGTTATCGCTTAACATTACATTCAATTCTTACAGCAAATTTATCAACCTAGAGCAAACATCAGCCAGATATTTTATATTGATGCAGTTTGGGGCGATAACATTAGCAATTATACTTTCCGCCATCCTGTATAATAAAATTGAAAAAAGATACAAGATAAAATAAAACAAAGGCGGCATTGCCGCCTTTTTACTATACACTTAAAGTCTGTGTGACATCTGTGTTTGACTTGTTTATTGAAGGATAGTTACATGTCAACGTTGAATTGTATGTCTGATTCTCGCCGAACCAGAACTTATTAGTTGTAGAAACCCCAGAAGAAGCAGAGCCATCTATTTTCAATATGTTAGTGACATCGCGGAATGTGTTTTTTACACACCGAATAGTTTGATAATGGCTAAGCCAAGATTGAGCGCCTCCATCACGCAGAATGGTACATGACTGCTGTGTCCCTGGAGAAGTTGATCGTAAGGTGTTGTTCATCAACTCCATATAACTTGAGGTGCTACCAAGAGATACTCCAGCAGGAAGATCAGCTATTAGCGCACCACCTATCACCAGATTGTTGTTAACCCTCATGGTTTTAGGAGTGTAACCAGTTGCATTCAACTCAAGGAAGTAATCAGTAATTCCGTAAATGCTATTATCACTCATGTCAAGAACACAATCAGATGAGCATTTCACGGAAAATCTTATTGGACTACCCACGATTTTATTTTTACATAATTTAATTCTGTTGAATCCATTGCCAGCAGATGAGTACATAAAGCCAAATGGTTTTGAAGGAAGTGCAGAAGAGTACCTGAATTCATTTCCTTCAATAGTTAGGTCAGTAACGTAGCTACCAAAACTCATAGACAGATTTCGAATCTCATTACCTTTCATGATAACGCGCTCGAAATTGCTGAGATGAAGATTGCCAGTAGAGGTCGTTAATACACGTCCCATTATATTATTTGTAAGCCTAAGAACTGAGTTTGAAACCTCAGCCTGGTCTACACCTATAATCATCCCTGTGTTAGTAATTGTTATGTTGTTACTTTCTATGCGCCAATCGCAGTTAGTTAAATGAGTGTAAAGCGATAAGAAGTTAGGTGCAGAAAAAGTGTTATTGGATATATTTACTTGATATGCATCCATCAAATAATCATTACTGCCGCTAACTCCAAGTAACAGGATCCTATCCTTAGATTGGACTGTGTTGTTAGAAATATTGATAGCAGACATCCATCCGTTATCAAACCACTTAACACCTCTGTTGTTACCTATCATCATCCAATAACTATCACAGGTGCATGTATTACCAGTTACAGTGATCTGCCCCCATGGCTGCATGGCGTAAACACTTCCGACCATCCCGTGACCAGTATCAAACGCCATACAATAATCAACAACATCAAATGTATTGCCAGTAACTGTATAACGGTCAAAACCAAACCTTCCTTTAACAGCCCCATTACCACGAGTGTTTATTCTGTTCCTGAAGGTATTCCCAGTGACCGTAATATCACCAACCAAAATTCCATTACCCTGATCAGCGAAAGCACTTCCTGCTGCGTAAATTGCGTGATCATACCAACCCAAAAATGAGTTTGAGGAGACCCTAAGATTTCTGAAGTTACCAACAATACATCCGCCTGGAGCATCACGAAACACACAATCATACACATCTGTTCCAGACAGTTTCTTTGCGTGGTTGTAATAGCTTTCCCCATGAACAGGGATGTTACCATCAGGCCCATGGACATAAGGAGAGGTGCCACCAGGCTCCAGGTCCTGATAATATGTTTGGTCTGGAATTCCTGTCGTACCGCTCGTACCGGATTCCGACACCTCGATAGATCTGGCATTACCATCAAACGTAATACCATGCACTGATATATACCCCAATGCCCCATTTAACAATCGGAATAATTTACGTGTATCACGCGCCGGATCAATATCTGTCGTTGAGCCATCAACAAAAAACGTGCGATACCGACGAGTAATAATTGCACTACCGTCACCCCAAACAGAACGGACGTAAGACCAGACGTTAACAGCGGTATCAAAGCAGTATGTACCTGGCGGGAAATACACTGAGCATTTCCTGTTATGGGCTTCATCCATTACCTGCTGGACCTTTGGCTGATGGTTTACTGACAAGTCACCTGACTCCAGTGCTGCCATCTCAATTTCATCCATATACTTTGTGGCTAACAGGCTTGGAGTATTGTCTATGTACTCATCAAGACTACCATACTTCGTACCGATATAACTGGCACCAGTTGGTTTTGCCAACTCCAGCAGAACATCAGAGGCAGAACCAGATTCCGGTAACAACATGATCGGGTTACCGTCATTATCCATACCAACAATTTTATTTTTGCGGAACTCTGCAGATGGTAATTGTGGAATACCTTCTGCTGTACGCAAAGTTCTACTAAATAACAAATCTGTATGTGATGTATTTTCAGCATTTAATGAGTCAGCATAGTTTTTAGTGGCTGCATCCTGTGGATGTAGTGGATCACGCAAATTTCTGATGTAATTATTTAAAGCATCGTAATAGCTTGCCACGAATGACGGTTTGCGCAGCGCTAGGCTAAACCAACTTCTAACCTGCTGAATCAACATCGTTAGCTTATCAAATGCATCCTCATGCACCTCAGCAAAGAACTTCCCTTGATTGCGCAGATCAGTTTCCTGCGTAACCGGGAGTTCTCGCGATATGGAAATCTGGTATCCGCTGGCCAGTGCCGTAGTCAATATCACATTACCACCGTTGTATCCACCAGCCCCGGTAACTGTGTAATCAGTATCAAGCGCCAGCACAGCGATATTTTCATCAAGGTCAACCACATGTACTACCAGATCTGATCTCTGGAAAATCCTGAATGTATAAGGGAATGTCGTTGTAACACCGTTACCAATGTATTCGTTGTGGTCAACTTCGGTTGAGACCGTCATGTTAAATCTCCAGATAGTCGCAGCACCCGTTGCGCCGCATATCCGGCCATTTTATTACCTTAAAAACCATATATGGGATAGAAACATCATCGATACGAACAGATATTACCTTTCAGGTGATTTACAAAACGTGCTGGATAGCAAACAAATTATTTGGTACTGTATATTCATACAGTTATTGCATGGAGAAGATAAGATGCAGCAGTATCACTATCCACTGGAAGACGGATTTACCGAAAGGATTCACACACCTGGAGGCGTCAGATCACTAGTGGAGGGATCGCACTTGATGAAATTACTCCGGGATCTCGATAAAGATGGATTCAATGTCGATGGCCCACTTGCCGAACTGACTGCACTGATCAACTACGTAACCAACTCACAGATGTCTATGCGGGATCTGCAAACGCATCTCGACTATTGTGCCGAACAATTACGAAAACAAATCCGGTAAAATTAAAGGCCGCGAAAGCGGCCTGTGACATGTCACACTCAAGCTATGACAAACCTATGTACCCCGCTAAACCAGATAATATAAAAACAACTGCGACAGCAAATTCACCGTCTTCAATGATACATTTACGGTTCATAACGCCAAGGGCAACAAGCGCAAATACAACAAGAATAAAAGTAAGCATTTCTCATCCTTATTGCGGAGTGACATCCTGTGGTCGCCACCAGTATGTCTGGTTAAACTCTTTCTTCGAACGTTGTTCCATTTTTCGCAAATAGCCTGGTGAAAAATACTCCTGCATCTGGTTAAAGATCATGTGATCAAGAGCTGCCTTCAAGTACCAGAGATTCGCACCTGGCATCAGCCCTTTCCCAAGTTTCACCAGATCACCACCAGTCTGCTCGTTTTTCCCTTCCACAGCATTTAGTGGTATGCCCTGAGCTATCTTCACTACGTCATCAACCAGACCGGCTACCGGACCAAGCATTGATGCCAGCGCACCGCTTCCGTACCTAGTGTGATCTGACAATAAAAAGTCACCGTAAAGGCCAAGACCACCACCTTTCAGTAGAGCACCAAGCCAGAATTTTGCGGCATCTTCTCCTATCATCTCTCGAGGATTACGACCAGACGCAAGGTCGTTAAGTTGCTGCGACAAAGCGCCAAGAATGGTCGTACTGGCAATAAACGTCGCAATATATGCCGCACGCCCACCAGCAGACGGCATACCCATAGCGCGTGACCAGTGACGCATAACAACCGAGATAGGGAACGATTTAAACAGGAAAACACTTCTCGTTAATTCACCTTTCCATGTTCCACGCTGAATACCAGAACCGGTTATCAGTTGCTCACGTGCTCCAGGTGTAATAACAGCCATATCAACTTCTTCAGTTACGGCACCGAGCAGTTTACGCATTGCCTCAAATTTCACGCGTTCAGGCTCACCAAGATGTTTAACTGCTGAATCAGGGATACGCATAATGCTTTCCGGTGTCAGCATCGTATTATTACCGTTCCCCCAGTCCTCCTGTTGCGCCAGCTTCCATACGCTCCAGTCTATGTCAGTAATCCCTTTGCTTTTCAGGATACGAAAATCAGAGTCATCGAGGCTACGAAGGTCTGGTGTCCGTGACACTACTTCTCCCAAGCTTCCCATCATGGTTACGCCATAGGCGCGCTTGTGCGCATCTGACCATGCTGTAAGCCCACTGGCACGCATTACCGCCGTTGCCGCCCAACGAGACACAGAAGGCCCCATATTATCCATCGCCCAGCGGTTAACGCTGCCAAGTAGAGACTCCATCGCCAGACCAGCGCGGCGCGCCCGCGCAAGCTCAGTACGGTTAGTTGGGTCCATAGCTTCAAGCTGGTTGCGGAATAACTGGTTCATTGGAAGGTTTAACACCTTCGCAGACAGATACATGGTTCCGAGATCAGAAAACGATGACAGCAACGCGGATCCTAGTCGGCTGGCAACCAGCCAGTTGCGGATATTGTCAGACCATCTCGCGATGTGCGGATTCGCTACAGGCTGTGTCTTTCCGGAAATAAAGTTGTACAGGTTCTCTGTGTTGTTCGCCAGGCGCTCGACGCTACCAGTTTTACTCGGGTTAGCTGTTGCCGTTTCTGCCTTCACCTGATCAAGAAGGGAGCGGAAAACATGATCGGGGTTTGGGCCATATGTTTCCACCAGAGCAATATCTTTACTGATACCTTCCAGGTGACCGACCATGATTTCCCATAGAGAGCGATCGCCATAAAGTTGTTGATATTGGAGATAGGAATCTGCATCTTTGAAATGTATCTGTCGTGATGCATTACCACGGTTAGCACGTGCGCCGGAAATTCGCATTCCGGTATCAGTAAGCTTATTCAGCCCACCAGTAGCGATCGTGTTATAAGCCTCTCCAAGAAATGCAGACAACTCGGCATCGTTCATCAGTTGTCCATCGGCTCGGGTATAATATTTGCGATCCAGCTTACCTATAACATCGCTAACCCACTTATCCTTTGATACCGCCCCAACCTTTTCCATAGAATGATGTTGAGGGATCCCCCAGTTTTCGAGATAGCCAATGTCCCCACCAGCATCATTAAACCGGCGGCGCAGCAGCTCTGTAACTTCTCTCCACGCCTTAGCACCTTTTCTTGCTTTTGCATTGCCAGTATTTTGCCCCCGCATTTCATATACCAGGTCACGTACGCCCGCTTCATCTTCAAACAGACCAAAAAAGCGAGGATCAACTGCTTCGAATGCCTCCTGCAATTGACTCAATGCATAATCACGGGTGGCTTTTGTTCTGGATTCAACAGAGAGGAAATTAGATTTACCGTCTGCATTAAAAGCAATAGTACGGTTAAGAGCGCCAAGTTTCCCATCAGCCCCTTGATAGCTATTGATAAATTTATCCAATCTCTGACGTGCGGCTATAGTGAGGGTCACACGACGTTTCTTTAATGCCGCTTCTCGCTGTAATTCTTCAGATGCCAATTGTGCTGCACGATACAACCGCTCTGATTCGGAAAGTTGTCGCCACGACATCGGGTCATCACGAGCAATGGAGCGCATATTTCGATAAATGCGGTCTTCAATGTTCTGTATTTCTCGCGCCGTTAACATGCGCTGCGCCGCCTGCTGAACCGCTTGTATACATTCCTGTCTCATTTAATTTAACCTCTCAAGAAACACGCCACAGCGACATCAAACAGGCTGGAATCCTGTATTGCCTGCTCACTTTCCCTGTTCGCTTCATCCAGTACTTCACGCGCACTGCGCGATTGTGGATTACCATCATCATCCAGCACGGTGATTATCATGTCAGGTGATTCAAGCAGCGAGTCTTCAGCTATGCGCAGATCAATATCTCCTGCCTGATCTGACATCATTTTTTGTTCTGCCTGTTGCAATATTTTATCAGGCTCAAAAGGAGCTACTTCGTCTGGCGTCCTGACCTCTGCTGTTTTATAGAATGAAACAGCCTGAGCATTAAGCTCACTTTCTGCCTGCTGTCTCCGAGCCAGTTCTGCTCGAGCTTCAAAAAACTGACCGCCAGGCTCATGCGGTGCCAACGCGTTACGAGAAAATTCCAGGCGTTCTTGTGCCTGCCGGATTCGTTGGTCAATATCGCGAAGTCTGGCCTGTTTATCTGATCGAGCACTAGATAAAGCCTTACCGCTACCGGCTGGATCTTCTGCAAGAATTTGTGCGCGCTGTTCAGTGAGATTTTCAATAATTCGTTGGCTATTAGCGATTTCAGACTGGTAAACCTGTCTATCGCCACGCGGCAAAAGCTGCGCGGCCTGTTCTTCAAGCAACCGATTTTCTATAGCGCGCGCCGTTACTCCATCATCTACAGATGACAGAGCCTCATTAACTGCCTGAGACAGCAGACTCTTGCGTCCAGGAATTTCACTGAAAGATGCAGACTCAACAATGCTGGCAACGTCTACAGGTCTCCCCTGGCTAACATCAGACATGGCTTTTAGCAGAGCCTGAATGTGCGAATTACGCGAAAGCACGTTGATCGGCACGCCGGGAGCAATATCAATTTCAGCATGATGAGCGGCATTCGCCGCCAGTGCAGCATCGATATCAACTGGTGAAAAATTTGGTGCGCTTGTAGACTCGCCGCGAGAGTTAATAAATCTGCCGACACCACCAAACGCCACCCCAAGAACAGCATCAATAGCAATTGCCTGTCGATCCAACACATCATACTGGTTAGCCATTTCGCTATAGCCACCATCACGAAGCGTTTTTGCAGTAAGCCCACGCTGTGCCATACCGAACGCAATGTTTGTACCTGCGGCATAGGCAATATCTGGCGTTGCACGTACTGCTGTTGCTGCGGCGCGTCGCACTGAACTTTCACCCGTCCGCGCAAGCTGAGCCGCCACACCTTCCGCCAGCGCACCACCAGCACGTAACCCAAGGCTCATAGGGATCAGTGTTCCGGCACCAGCAGTAATACCCTGCACTAATCCCGCTTCCTGCGCCGTCCTGAAATCAACACCCTGTGCTGTCAGCCGTTCAAACTCAGAAAAACCCTGTAGCGAAGTTACCGCCGCTGCACCTCCGACCGGACCACCGAGCATTGTACCGACAACAGCCTGCGCGCCCATATCGAACAACCCATAAAGAACCTGCCCGGCGGTGCCGGTTGTCGCGGCATCAGGCGTCAGCCGCTTAACCTGCTGCTCTGCTAGTTTTCTCTGCTCGGCAATGTATGAAACTGAAGTGTCATTGAGCGAGGTGTTTTCGTTAACAAACTGAGCAATCGGGGATACGATTTTATCCATCCCTGCCCATAGCAACTGATCTGGCTTTGCCACCAGACCGGAGTACAAACCAGACAATGCCGCTCCTACAGCATTGTCGAAAAAACCGACATCGCTGTTAAAGCCAGCTGGATTTGATGCTGCTTCGTCAATCTGCTGATTCTGGTTTACTGGATTAAGGCCAAAGTAACTCATTGCGGAATATCTCCGGAGAATCTCTGACGCTTCTGTGTCAGATCAAGAACAACGGGAGAACCATCATCTTTCAGCAGATAACCAGTACCAAGTTTCACCAGGTACTGACTATCGCCGTAACTTTGCAAACCATACTGACCAGGCGGTGTTTTTATCCCGGCGCCGACAACTTGTTCATTCCAAGCCTGATTAACCTGCTTATCGAATTGCTCTGCAGACATTCCCCACGGCAAAAGGACATTCCCCATTCCGTTATAGTCATGCACGCCACCTGTAGCTACGTTAACAGCCTGTTTCCAGACATCATTGTCAATTTCGCCTGATACCACGCCTTTTTTCTCCATCACACCAGCGTAATAGTCCTTTGCGATCTCGTATGCCATTGATGCCCCCTGAGCGTCACCAGCAAATGCATCCTTCACCATGTCAGAAAACTCAAGGCGAAGATCAGTATCTTTAGGCATCGGAATACCTTTCGCGTCATCAGTACCTTTACGAGCCGCCGCGCCAGCAAGAATTGTCTGCGCAGCGGTTTCAGGAGACACAGAAACATCCGGATTAAACCAGTTTTTTTCTGCCAAAATACCACCAGGTTTATCCATTAATATCCCGGCAACGGCAGCAGATGGAGCGTTGGCACTGATCTGCTGTAGTGCTGACATATACACCTGCCCACCACCAGTGCTCTGCCTGATGGTATCGAGATATGCTGCCTGTTGGGAAACTGGAGCATCACGAAAAAAAACACCGATCTGATTGGCCTCGTCTTTGGAAAAGAACGTCAGTGGAGTGCCATATGACTTAGCAAGGTCACTGACCTGAGCGGCACGCAAGGCAACGCTCTGTCCAAAGTTATCCTTATTGCTCATGTCGATAGGCTTTGCCTGTCCAGAGGCAAGAGAGAACTGCACAGGATCAGACTGCCGCTGCTTTATCACCTGATTTGCAGCCGAAACAACGTTGTCATAAAGAGCTGCGCGAGCCGCATACCCCTCCCCTGTCTCACCAGTATCCGGGCGCAATTGCTCAACATATGCTGTAATGCTGCTTGTCGGCATGTTGCGGAAAGAGCCTATATACTGTCCGGCGATCTGCGTATTTCTGAACTCGGTATATCGCAGGTTTCCTTCTCTGACTCCATAAGCTGCAATAAAATCAGCCTCACCAGGTGGGTTAGGAAATTCAACCCCACGCATATACGCAGCTGTCGCATCTCTAACCTGGCTGTCAATCATCGTTTTATATTCGGCCTGCTGCTGCCGACGCAGTTGATCCGCCTGTCGCATAAAACTTGCCTGAGCCTCAGGAGATGCCGCATCGAATGCTGCATTACCGGTATAGCGTTTGGTGTTGGTTGGAATTGTTGATAAACCAAGTGCTGCGTTGACACCAGCAGTTAACTGCTGATCACTGTATGGCTGGCTACCGTTCTCATGATGGATAATGGCTGCACAAAGCGCCTTCAGGGTATCCGGATTAGATGCATCGAGAGGCTCATCAGCAGAAACGCCAAGTTGTTCGCACACGGCTTTGATATACGACATTGTGTCATTTTTATCAGTAGGCGGTGCCCAGCGATTAATTATCTCGTTGACGGTATCAATACCCTGCCGCTGATACGACATCAGGTTTCGCCCTAATGCACGAATCCCGTGTTCAGGCGTTTCAAATTTAGCAAATCGGCCATCATCACCGGTCTGGCCTACCCACGGATTAGTTTTGCTGTATTCAAGATTGCCGGGGTTATTGTTGCGTATACCTCGAGCACGATCGGAATAGCCACTATCTGCTACAGCACGGCGAGATCCAGCAGCAGTATCACTTAACTCACCATTACTTTGGATGAATGCGGTCGCATTGTTTGCCGACCACTGGGACAATGCGGCATCAGCAACCTTCTCTTTAAACTCGATTTTCTTGGCCTGTATTTGCTCGTCGCTCCAGCCATGCGCAATGCCGTAATCCTCAATTTGCTGGAAAGTTTGCTTATTAGCCAATACGTATGCGGCGTTGTCGCCATACAATGCTGCGGCATTTTTACCATTGTTCAGCAGCGTCGCCTGAAACTGGCCTTCTTCGTAGGCATTTATTTGCCCTATCTCGTGCCGCCCGGCCTGCGTAGTGAACTGAATACGCTGCTGCTGCGCCTGCTGCATGAAAGCATTACGAGCCTGTTCATCCGGCAGCGACATAGCCAGTTGTTCGATCTGAGCATCAAACTGCTGCGTATACTCCTGACCTTTTCCAATAGCATTTTTCCCTTTCAGGTTAAGCAAACCTGTTTCAGGGTTATTCAGCAGATCGCTGCTTATCTGGCTTAAGCTAAGAGAAGCATCCTGAGCCATAGCAACATTCGCACGCTGTTTTGCCTGCGCAATAATACCTGCATATTGCTCTGCAACATCGCCAAGTACATCACCGACATTTGGTGTCTGAAACGATGAGAATCCCTGCGTCGAAATCCCTCTGCTCTGAACCTGACGGCCCGATGTTGTTGGTACAACTGGCATCTTATTATCCCCTTATCGACCGGTTGGAGTGCCAACAGCAGCAGAAATCGGCGCAGCCTTCTGAGAGAACGGGCTCCACGTTCCGCCGCCCATCTGGTATGCACCGTATGCTTTTAGTGGTGCCGTTAACAAAGTGCTGGTCATCGATGATTTAGCAGCCGACTGAGCAGCAGCCCCCTGTGCCTGAGCATTCATTCCCTGAACCTGATACCCATATGCCTCACGCTGAGCATTATTCACTGTCGTTAACGCATCAAGAGTGCCGAACTGAGCATTATCCGCAAAAACGTCAAGAGCTGTTCCGCTACTTAATTCCGCACCGGTAGCCCCCATAGTAGCCGCCGCAGTGCCTGAGCGTTGACGCATTTCACGACGACGCTGATCCGCTTCAATATTCCCACGATTGATTGAATCCTGTGCCTGAGCTTCAGCAATTTCAGCATTCCGATCTGCTATGGCTGACTGGTATTTTGCCTGCTTGCTCTGGCTGTACATTGACGCTGCTGTGGATGCCACTGTGACGGCAACCAAAGCGATGGCTGGGTTACACATTATTTTCTCTCCATGTGAAATCTGTGGAAATTAAGACCAAGAGCACCATAAGGCGCGGCTTCTTCAAGCCTGAATCCAAGCCAGTGCAGCCATGCTTTGGCAACATGGTTTCGCTCGTCGACGTAGTTTTCCAGGCGCGGATAAACTGCCAGCATCTGCTGCAATACAGGGCGGCAGTGGCGAAGAAATGTCTTCTGATATTTTTCAATACGGCTGGTTCCTACCAGCCAGGGCGTACCATTGCCACCGATCATTGACGCCGGAGATACGCCAAACATGGTTACCAGTTCTCCGTTCGCAAATCCTGACCAGGCCATAGTCGCAGTGCGAAGACCAACACGCAGCGCATCTTCGGTAGTCATCAGCGATACCGCATACAGTTCGTCAATATCAGCCTGACGAACATCCGGCAAAATCATCTGAAGATGCTCTTCGGTAGCGGGAATAATTTGAACATCGATCATCAGAATCCCCCAACAGTAAGGCGAGGAATAACGGCAAGAACAGACAGCGGCAACGGGTCAAGCTGACGGATTTTTACACGTCCGTTTTTGCCCCAGTTACTGTCCAGTTTCACTTCTACTTTTCCGGTAGCGTCATCAACAGGATCATCATAGAACTCGAATTCACGCTGTGGATATTCGTACCATTTACCGCCGGGCGTAGTCGCCCAGATGCCGCGACTGGCATTCACAACCAGAGTAACGGACGGGATCACCTGTTTTTTGTCCAGCAGCGTTTCCTGTCCGTTAATGTTGATATCCAGTGTTTCGAATTCAGCAGTTATTGGCAGGCCGATGTGCACTACAGCCCCCGGAGATTCCAGCGTGACGGCACCTCCGGAAACCACTTTCTGTGGTTCCACGTTCGCATCAGAGAGAATGTTTACGGTCTGGCCTTCAAGATGAGACAGGCCTCCAAATGTCCGGCGCGCCATCTGCCAGTTCGTGGTGGCCACATTCCTGAGGGATGGCGGGACGTTCCTGTTAGCACGAACCACTACTGCGGTATTGCTGGTTACAGAAATAATGTCGCAACGTAATTCTTTTGACACTTCATCGCCAGTATCAGGATCAGTTCCGGTATAAGGGAACTGTAGTTGCGCACCGACATCACTACTGGTGAAGTACGCGCCACCAGAAACACTGATTGGATATTCCGCGCGGTAATCCCATTCGCCAGAACCACCAGTGATGGTCATCGTTCTGTCAGACGTATTTCTTCCATCATAGCTAAGGCCAGAATCAACAAAGAAAGCATCTTCATCGCTGGTAAATAAACGGCTGGACAGTCGCTCGATGTATCTCACTGTTTGCCCGTTAACGGTTCGGTTAATGACGAAATACACCGCATCTTCATTTCCTTCGCTGATACTGCATGTGCTTTCATATTTTCCGGTACTGGATTGTGGTGCCCATGCAAAAACCTGCTGATCACGCAAATAGGTCATCACCAGTAATTTACCGTCATCACGAATGCAGAAGGCGCTGGAGTAAGGGACAATAGAGAAGCACCAGTCAACAATGCTGTGCTTCTGAAAAAGATGATTGGCAAGGATGGTCAGGTCGTTCCCCTGATAGCCGTCAACATCGAATGAGTAGGCCAGATCACGGACAACACTGCCTTTATCCTGGACGAACAGAGCAATATTCGCCACGGCAATTGGTGGGACATTGCTCGAGCCATTTGATCCCTGAGAGCTGAATGCAAATGATGATGGGGTTAACACTTTGTTCTGGTCGCCGGTGATGACGTACTCACCTCCGGAAGTCAGTGCCACCAGCGAGCCGACATCAATCAGGTGGCGGATCTCATTAACCTGACGCCCGGCATAGGTGTAGATAATTCTGTCGTCATCCTGCGTAGGATTGCTTTTGCCAAAATCCTTATAATCCCCGGTACGGCTGGCCCAGATAGTCTGAGGGAACGCAGTCGATGCGGCGAAGTAAAGACGTTGTTGATAATAAACAACAGTGCCAGGATAACCATTAACACTGTTCCAGGCATATTTAGCCCATTTATAGCTGGCATTATCCTCGCCAACGACCTGCGAAGGGATATAGGAAATCACCTCGGCAGTTGCAGTAGTGCCGTTTACAGCAGTGATACGGGCAATGCCAAACCCACTGTGCAGATACTCCCACTCAATGCCAGTATCATCATCACCGGATCCGCCCCAGCCATCCCATGATGTGCCTTCTGTATGCGAAGGGCGCAAAGTGCCTGTTTTGCCTGCTGTAACGGCGCGATAGTAATTACTGTCTGCACGGCGAATATCGCCAATCGACGTACTCTTACTGGTTTCCCATACCGGCACTGAATCCACTGCAGGCTGTTCCAGATAGAACAATTTGCCTACCTGCTCCGCGCCAAAAATAGAGGCGCTTGCCGTTAACGTAATTGTCCCGGTGCTGGCGCTGGCATAAACCGTCACTGACTCGTCAATATTGATATCTTCAAATGGCCCGTTCTTCGTTACCACATCAACCAGTTGCCAGTTGTCATGCGCGTAGCGGCGCAACTCTTTCGGCGGGTATGCCGGGTGAACCAGCGTAAGCACGTCTGCGCTTTGCGTGAATTTAATTCGGAACAGATCGGCTTCAGTATATGGCGTGGCAATTTCATAAATAACATTGCTGCTGTTCAGCACCAACGCACCATCTTTGATAACGCGCATGTACTGGTGTCCGAACTCCAGAGCATAAGTCTGAACCGTCGAGAACTGGAACGGGATCAGGCGGCATTTCCGATTTGGGTATTTGGCGGCACCGACAAAACGCGTACCAGGTCGATTCTCAACGCCGCCATACTGCCGCACGATAAAGTTATCGCACTTGCGCAATGCCACCTGGTACTTCGCCATGTCGATACGACCGTACAACGACGGTCCAATCTCACCACCGGCAAAGCTGGGCTGGATCCAACTGATAGCCATCAGGACAACCTCGCAATGGTAAACTCGTCAACCGGTGGCTGTGGTTCCTGTGATTCATTCTGGCTATGCGAGCCAGCACTAAGAATCACGCGATTGTACATATTGAGGGCAAACGTACCGAGGTCTGCATTCCCAGTCAGCGCCATGTTAATAGCTGCCGCAAGACGCCAGGCCAACGCCTCCATAAAAATGGCATCAAACATGTTCACATCTGAAACGCGAGAGACATACTTGAGCCATGCCTGCGGCTGGTCTGTGTAGATCAACTTTCCTGTTCCGTTGGTGTCTGCACCAACTTCGTACTGAACGCGCATTGCTGCTGTTGGATTGCGTACACCAGGAAGCATAATTTCAGTAATGCGCAGACAATCGGACGGGTACTGGTACGCATATTCCCAGTCAGGCGGTGGATTGCTCGTATCTGCAAGCGCCACGCGTTTGGTAGCAAAGTTCCAGTCAAAATCAGAAAGCACAGCATCACGGCAGGCCTCAAAGTGCAGCGAACATTCCCCCGCTTCCTTGCTGGCTTCCGTCAGGCTGTTAATGCTGCGGCTATTGCCAATATTGGACAGCGCACGATTGCAGATCTCTACTACAGAGGCCATTACTCACCCCCATTGCCGTACAGAGTTTCAGCCGCTGATTTTTCTACATCCCCGGAAACAGGAGCGATCGCCATATCAGTGATCTGCAGATCGGCGCTGCGATTAACACCATCGTCAGTTTCTCTGGCAGACAGGCCTCGAATAACAGCCTTTGCAGTTATCATCACTTCTGTTCCGACGCCCGGAGGTTGCGCCTTCAGCTTATTCAATGTGTCGTTATTAAGAGTGATGCACAGCCCCCACGGGTATTCATCACGAGTTCTGGTTTCTCCGCTCTCATCCTGGTAGCTGTCAGTGCCGGTTTTGAGGTTTACGAGTTCCATATACACTCCTGCAATAAAGGGGCCGAAGCCCCTTGTCGGATTCGCGAGGCTTACACGCCCAGTTCTTTACGCTTATCTGCGATCTTCTCGCGGAGCGTTTCGGCTTTAGCGTTATGGTGTGGCTTCTCGTTAAAGAGCAATTCGTACTCTTCACGGAGCTTATCCAGTTCACCATCATCTGACACATCGTTGATGATTTTGGTGCTGGTTGCTGCCATTGACACCTTTCCTGCAACTTTTGCTTTTGCCTGTCTGGCTGCATCGTTAACAGGTTCCAGTGCGCTACCAGGCTCACCTTCGTATTCGATTTCTGCCCCCTCCGGCCACAGAGTGTTATGGATATGAGAGAGGCGCAGAACGCGGTATCTTGGTTTCTCACCTGACATCGATATCACCTTAACCAGTTACTTTTGAGCGGATCGGATACGGCGTATTGGCATCAACATCAAGACTGATACCCGCAGTGAATTCGCCAGCCGTTAGTGGGCCAGTTGCGACGGAGTAGTTAACACGCAGATATCGCTGAACACCGGCAGGCACCTTTGCAGAAACAACTCGTTTACCTGCTGTCAGGGCGGTCTTTGCCAATGCGCCACTATCATAAATAGTGGTCCATGAGCTGTTATTCTCACTCGTCTGCAACTGGATGTTTACAGTTGCATCACCGCTTGCTGCGGCGGCTGTGTTAACCAGCGCCCAAAACTCAAGCGGGTAACCCACGCCGATATCACGACGTTTTCCGTCAATTGGACCGAGATCGATTACGTCAGTAGAAGCCGCGGTATTCGTAACCGCCTGAGCTTCGGAGAACATCAACAGTTTGTCGGTGATCATCTTCTTTCTCCATTAGTGGGTCTGTTACGGCCCACAGGTTAATAACAGGCGTTACACCACGCGGGCTTCTGTTTCCAGAAGCGCATCAGTTTCACGGATTGGTACACCACGGAATGAAGTCCACCACTCGCCTTCTGTCTCTTTTACGCTGATCGCCAGAGATGTTTTCTCCAGAGATTGCAGATCAAGAGCCTGGCCTACAGTGCGGTTCATGTAGAACACCGGGCGACCCATGCCACGGTTTGGAATGCGATGCAGTGCTTTAACCATCAACTTCGCAATATTTGCGGCAGAGGAAGGTTCTGAAAGATTGCTGACATCGATGTTTGCAATGCGAACAACATAACGCCAGTCACGCAGAGCAAGTCCGTTGTCCCATTTGTAATGGGTACGGTAGCCTTCGTACTTGCCGCCATTAGCATCTTCCAGTGTCACCTGGCCTTTATCTTCCATCTGGATGCCAGCCTTCTGCCCTTTCGGGAAGATGCCATGCACGGTGTTTTCGCCCCACACCACTAACCAGATTGAGGTGTTATCTGTACCCGTGCCACCAGCATCAATGATGTTCTGAGCATTACCCGCAGACAGGCTGGAATAGCGGGAGGACAGTCCCATAAACTGCTGAGGGTTAACGCTGGAATCACCATAAAACAGTGTCTGCGCCATCTGCTGATTCATCGCTTCAATAAATGCACGGTCTTCAGACAGGCGGAATTCGGCGGTATTACCGTTCAGATCAGCCAGTGACTTATCGACTTCAGCATAGGTTTCCAACATGCCAACGGAATCGGTCACCTGCACTGTGGTTGATTTGCTTGGCTGTACGCCATAGTTCAGCAAACGCCAGGTAGCTGAAGGTAAACCAGAACGAATGGTGGTTCGGTGTCCGGTAGGAAGGTTCCCTTCGACAAAAGGCATATCCTGAAGGATCGGGTTAGTTTGACCGAGAAGCTCGATAATCTTATCGACTTTCCCGTTTGGATCGACGCGCTTACCCCAGTCAGCCAGCGTTAGCGCAGTTAAGCCTTTAACAGCCATTGTCATTTCCTCTCTTATTTGCCATAGAGCACTTCGGCCGCACTACGCTGGCCTTCATTACCACCGGTGACCATGCCATCTTCAGACATCGCCTTTCCGATTTTCACGAACGTTTTGACCAGATCAGGGTGATTACCCAGTCCGGTGGTGTTCAGATATTCTTTGAGCTCAGGTGTCCCGAACTGGTCAAGCGCACGCTGTGCGGCGCTGAGGTTAGAAATTAACTTGTCGCCACCGATTTCTTTGTCAGCTTTTACATCAGCAGCCCACTGCTCGGTTGTTTTCTGCCAGGCTTCTGCCTGGCGCTGCTGCACACCTGCCAGAATCTTCGGATAAGCATCAACCAGCTTTTGCGCTTGCTCGTTGGTCAGGTTAAGTTCTCGCGCCACCGGCTCGAATTCCTTTAACGCTTCTGTATCCAGCTCTACGCCTTCGGCAGCCTGAAACTCGTACTTCTCCGGCGCACCATCCGGTTTATCGCCGTCCTTTTTTTCACCCTGCTTATCGCTTTCAGGCTTTTTGTCATCAGCAGGTTTATCGCCATCAGCAACAGGTTGCGGCTTATCACCTTCTTGTTGTGATGGATCACCAACTGGAGCAGGGTTATCACCTGCAGGCGCTGACGGTTCTGACGCAGCCGGAGCTGCTCCACCATCGACTGGTTGCTCATTGCAAAGACGGCGATACAGCAAACGCTCAAATAAATTCATGATCACTCCTGTTCACTGGCCTCTTTGGCCATCTTCAAATACTGTTCAGGGCAATGCGCCATAACGCGCTGAAACAGTTCCAGCGCCAGATTGCGTTGCCCCTCATTAAATGCCATTGCCATAGCGTCCATCGGTGAGATAGCGGAAAACACACGGCCTTTCTCCAGCACCGACCAGACAACGCGACGCCCCTGTTCACTGCTCATGACAAAGCGAATGTCATCAATTTCACGCTGCGCCATGTCACGTTGCTTACGGGCGTTTTCTTCTTTCAGTTGATCGTCTTCGTAATCTGTCATTGTGATTGCCCACCCTGACCACTAACTGCATTCGCCATAGCTGACAAAACACTCGGATCCGAAGTTTTAGCTTCGCTTAGCGTCTTGGCGCCCTGTGCCGCCGCCATTCCCATCGCCATCATTTGTTGCTGCTGTTGCTGCTGTGCCCGTTGCTGGCGAGCCTGCTCAACCTGTTCCTGCGGAACAATGACGGTTGGAGACACTCCGGACATATCAGCGAATGCATCGATCGCCTGATCAACATTGAGTTTGTCGAGAGCTTCTGGTTTCGCTTGCGCAAGTTGACCAATGAAGTTAACCGTGGACGCCAGACTGGACAGGCCGATAGACTTCTGCGCCTGAGCCATGACGGAAATGTATTCGACCTTCAGGGGCATGCCTTCCATCGCGTCAGGCGGTGGCGGCAGCATGTTTTTACGCACCATCATCGAGAAAGCGCGGTCAATGAGAGGATTAAGACATTCGTCGTTCAGACGCTCCAGAACCGGCCCCAACATCAGAAGCTTTTCTTCTTTCATTTCGATCACTGCTTCAACAGGCATCGAGCGGGTATTGATGTTCTGCAACATCATGAACAGATCGACAAAGTAGGCGCTGTTAATGATTTGGCGAGTGTCCTGAATGTCTGCTACCAGATCTGCTGTACTGGGGTTAACCAGATAAGCAGGCCTGAAACCATCCTGACCAGTAATCTGATCGATATACGTGATGTCGCCAGGAAGAAGGGAGGCGCGCTGATTCTTGAGGGAAGTCGGAGCAACCATCGGCGGATTGGTGGCTTTATCAATCAACTGCGACTTGCGCTTCTGGAGAAGCTGCAATGCCTTAACAGGTCCAAGCGCCAGCATACCCGGGCATGATGATCCATAAACATCTTCGCCGTTAACTTCCCAGCGCGGAGCCATAATTGGAAACTCATCGAATCCGGACTCACGCAACAACTTGTCGTTATCGCCACCAACCTCGTAATAAACCGATTTGAATGGCTTGTTCTTGCTATCCAGCTTCGATGTATCGCGGTCAATGTTCGGGTAAACCGAATGCATCACTTCAATCCACTTCTCGTAGGTGCCGCTTTCCCACATGCTTTTTACGGATTCGCTGACGTTATTTAGCCCGAACTCCTGAACAAGCTGACGAACAGTCATAGAGAACTTGCGAAAACAGGTGTCCACACTGCCACGAGGTGAGTTAGCCAGGTAGTAACTGCCTATCGGGAATGGCATTGTGCGAATGATGTCCTCGTCATCCTCCAGTACCGCCATTGCACCGGTGCTGTATGTGCCGAGGCTTCCGTATAACTGCGGAAGAGACTGGTAGAGATTCGACTTATTGAACATATCGTTCATGCGGTTCTGCACCGCCTCAAGCCACAACTTAACAGGGCCATAATCCATCATTTCAGGATCTGGCGTAGCCAAGCGAAACCACGGACGCGCGGGGCTTGTGATGCCTGACATCATGCCGCTGGCGAGAGTGCGCGCCGCCATAGTCCCGGTCGAATCAATAATGCGTGTATTGCGTCGATCGTTACGGTTGACCTCAGAAGTCAGAAAGCGGGAACCACGCGGGTTGATGTAATCACTCAACTCGCGCCAGTGCGGCTCGAACGACTGACGCTCGCTTTCAAGTTGTGCGAACTGTTTGTTCAATCGCTCTTTAGTTGTTTCCGCCATTTCAATGACTCCGGTTACTGACCAAGCAGCGTTTTACCGCTGGTATTAGCGGTTGATGTGTCGCCCTGAGAACCGGTAAGCAGCGTAGAACTACGACCAGCAGCAGCGCGACGGCGACGAGTTTCTTCGTCGCGGGCATCAACAACGGCGGCATCCTGCTCCTGTGGTGCTGCCTGAACTTCTGGTGTTGCAGGCACTGATGGTGAGCTACCCATGCACATATCAATGACTCCGTACGCAATTAAATCATTACCAATTTAACCACATATGATTTATTTATCGTAGACAGTTGACATTTAACGCGCGAATTATTACCCTTCAGGTAACTAAAGGGTTCATTCCGGTTACTAACCTGACTGGCTTGTCGTTAAATTGAACAGGTGGAGTGAGCTTTTATTTTGAGCAGTACGGCGTATGGCACATGCGACGATAGCGGTCTGGATACGTTTAAGGGGCACCCTCCCTTGCTCGGGCAAACGAACCAGGTAGCCGGAATGTGCAAGTCGAGCGGTTTTATTCCGCGCACGGGGATTCACCATCCCGGCGATTCGGTGTGACGCCTCGGAAGAGACGAGGGTACAACGATGAGAGCATTTATGGAGCCGCGACAAAGTGTGGTGCCTTAACAGGCTAAGTGCTCTCAGCGTTGTGGCATTAGCTCAGTTGGACAGAGCAACCGCCTTCTAAGCGGTTGGTCGCAGGTTCGAATCCTGCATGCCACGCCAGAATCACGCCTAAGGACCGTGATGCCAGAAGTTCCAGGGGCTTGGCGGTGATGGTTTCCCTTGAAGGACTATCACCGCCCTTTTTACAGCAGGACGCCATTGCGATGACTTCATGCTGTAAACCAGTACAGCCACGGAAGGCATAACTCATTGCTTCCAGTTCGCCCGGTTCGCCGGGCATTTTTTTGCTTGATGACCGCAAATTACCTTAAAGGTATAATCATGAAAAACTTCAAGGTAATTAGCATGTTTGAATCCTTCAAAGAGCTGTTTTTATCTACTGCCAATACTGCCGTGAATCGAGCCAAAAACCCTGTGCTTGGTGCTTTTGTTATGTCCTGGTGCGCCTTCAACTGGAAATCAATTCTTTATCTATTTTTTAGCAAATCAAACATAATAGATAAAATTTCATATATCTCAGATAACAGCACATGAAAAACTGTTATGTTTTATCCATGCTTATCTGTAATTGCTATCTGCTGCCTATTACCATGGGTAAACAATATCATTAACGTATGGCAAGCAAAGCCTCTTGATAATAATGACTCAATCGATAATCACCTGAAGGCAAGAAAAATCCAGCGTGAAACCAGACTGCAGAGGTTATTGGCTAAAAAAGATGTTACATACGACAAAGTTAAGACTGGCGCGGAAAAAGACATCCAAGAGATGAAAGAAGAGATTATTCGATCAAAGAATAGTATGGGGGAATTGACTGCCGAGTTGAAAGCTAAAGATGACGAATTGAGATCCGCCAGTGCTCAGTTAGCAGCTCTAAATCATTCATTAAAAGAGATATCGGAAACTCTGGGAAGAATGAATGAGGCATATAAGACCCTCCAAAATGATTTCGACGAATACAAACTCAAATACCCTGAAAAATCTCAAATAAAAAGTCTTGCACTTGGCAACGGCCAAACAATTAGCAACTTTTTGGAGCAACACAACTTATCCGGATTAAAATCTGGTAAGCCAGACGTTTTTAATAACTTTGGTGTTCTATCTGGATTATCAGGTTTCGAGGATAAAAATAAAGACTAAGCATATGGATCGTACTCGGTAAGCGCCTTGCCTTGCTGGTTCTGCTGCCCGGGAAGTCGCAGGCGCTTCGACACCGGGAAAGCAAACGTCAGCAGCAGCGCATCGCCTTTACCCGGCGAACGCCCAAGTCGCTCTTTGATATCTTCCTTCGGTTCGATAACGATTTTACCGTCCACTCGAACTTTGTACTCTGCCGCCGACAGGTCGTCTGCAGTTTCCTGGTCATCCAGCATGCCGCCCAGCCTCAGCCATGTCTTACATGAGTTGAACATCTCCCCACGCTTGTTGAGCATCTGCGGGTCAGTAGACGCGCCACCGAACGGAACAAGTTGCCATGTACGACCCCAGCCGTCACCGATTGACTTCAGACCAGTTCCGTAACCGAAGTCGATGAACACTGCGTCAGCCTGGTACTGGTCTTCAAAGTCAGCGATACGCTTCGCCATAATCAGATCGTCAGTGGTCTTGTTGCCAGTCCACAGCACCTTACTGTGCAGCCCCTGCCGCAGGTATATCACAGCGTCATCAACGCCTGAGTATGCCGGGTCAACGCCGATTATCACCGGAGCATGTGCAACCTGCGCAGCGGTGACCACCCGTTTCATTGCCTCGTCAGTAAGTCCGGTAGGGATAAACTGCAATTCAGATGCATCCGGGAATATGCCGCGCACACGGATTTTAACGAAGTCGCTGTCTTCCCCGTAGTCATCAACCCATTTCTGCAACTGCTGTTTGTTAGTGCCTTCCACCGTCCGGCTGTCAATCTGCGCAGTTTTCCAGCGGTGTTTATATTTGCGGAAACATTCGCGGAAACGCCCGGTGTTACGTGTAGGGTTTCCGAACGCCACCCAGATAATCTCAGTGTCTTCGTCCGTAAGCGCACCCTCAGCAACTTCCCACACCAGATCCGCAATGTTCGACGCTTCATCGAATACCACGATGATGCGTTTGCGCTCGTTGTGTAGTCCGGCGAATGCCTCAGTGTTGTGCTCAGACCAGGGGATTGCGTCAGCTCGCCACCGCTTGTCGTGCCCAGGATCATTGCTGTACATCGCGGTAGCGGTACAGGTAAACCAGTCTTTCGTGATAGCAAGGTTCGACCACTTGATAATTTCCGGCCAGGTCTTCGTTCGTAGCTGGTTGTCGGTGTTGGCGGTCACCACGACCTTACAATCCTCGCAAGTGGACATGCCCCAGTTGATCAGCATTGAGATGAATGCGGATTTACCAATACCGTGACCAGAAGCGCGTGCCAGCATAAGCGGCTGATAGCGCGTCGCTGGATTCTGCAGGTGATCACGTATCTCTCGGAACGCATCAGCCTGCCACTGACGTGGGCCGGTAGCATGTGCCAGTTCAGTCCCTTCTTCCCCCCACGGGAACGCATAGAGGGCATAGCCAAGCGGATCGTGAGTGAACCCTGCAATATCCTCGATCAACTGCTCTTCAGGAGATAACGCTGTATCTGTCACTGATTACCATCCTGACGTTCTTTGAGTCGCTTCCTGGCTGCTGCTATGCGATCAGCAATTGTCACATTCACATTAACATCCAGACGTTCTTTGAACGCGTTGACATCAACATGCTTACCAATCAGCTCAAGGTTCTTCACCTTGTCAGGCCATTTAATTTTTTTGAGGATTGTCTCTATCGAATCCTCGTTCATGTTCATGATGGTCGACGACAGATCAAAGCCACTAAGCGTAGTGCGCCAGATTTTCGGCCACTCACGGATTGGTTTAAGGCTCCCATCGTCGTTGAGGATGTCGATCACGTCCATCTGGTCGATCTCCACCAGGCGCATGAGAACGTAATCAGCACTGACGCGCATTCGTTTGTTGCGCTCCTCCATCAACTCGGCAATCCGTTTCTGAATGCGTTCATCGCGCATCATGACACTGGCTTTAACTGCCGCTGTATTTGGGGAGAATCCTGCGTTAATCGCAGCCTGAGTCTGGTTTTCAGGCGTTTTGATGTATGACTGGCAATAAGCCTCCTGCATTGCTGTTAGTGGCTTAAATTGCGTTGATTTGCGTTTATAGGTTTTAGGTTCAGCAGGCATCATAACCACCATGGTAATAGTTACCGTTGTGGTAATAGTACCATGCAAAATAAAGCCGCCATAGTTGGCGGCAGTATTCAAAGTCCATCAAATTCATCGTAAAAACTCTCGTCAAGATACCCTTCCCATTTACCGCGAATGAAAATTACATCCTCACCGCAAGGGTGCTGACTGTCGATAACTATATCCCTCCTGGCGCAACCATACTTATTCATAAGAAATTTAACCTCTTTCGGAAAATTTGCTGAGTTATCTCTCATATCTTCAAGGTCGTAGCGTATTTTTGGCATAACACCTTCGTGACATGTCACACTATTAATTTCGTTTCATGCCAGCCTTTAGTCACCCAGCATTGCGAGTCACCATTACACGGGCATGAATTCACAGGAACTCTCTCTCCGCACTTACCGCAACGTTTTCTGCTGATCGATTTCATACGCCCACGCACGCGTGCATCATCCTGGCGGATCAGTAACGCTATATACTCACCAAATTCGTAAGGCGCACGCCCGGGGCGACGCGTGGCACAGTTACGCTCCAGCATTTCAATTTCCTGAGCATCAAGCATAATTTCCAGCTTACGCACACCGGATTCAGCTTGTCTGGCTCTCTGAGCGGCTTTGCGCTCTGCTGCTGATTTAGCCATCAATATTCACCTTTATCGCGAACACCTTTACCGGTTTATCGCCGAAGTGCGGATGTGTGATTGTTTTGATTTCATATCCGCCATACGGAATATCAATTCTGCGGCTGGAATCGTCGCGCTTCGGGTATCCCTTTGTGATAATCAGGCGGTCATACTCCCTGAACATAATTCGCTTATTCCAGTAGTCATTACACAGGCGATATTCTTCTGTTTTCTCCCCGCGAATCATGGCATCGAAGTATTCACCTTTGACGGCAAGTTGCAGGTTAGCCACGGTTAACCTCCAGTTGTGGTGCTGCCTCAATAGCAGCCCTGTAACCAGCAGCATGACCGCGAAAGTTAGCAATCTCTGATAGCCACGCTTTAATCATGGCCTGAGTTGGTTCCTTCGGCACCATAACCCAACCATCCGGAATTACCGGAGAGTTGCCGGGTTCTTTAATGTGCAAGCGAGGCTCACCATCTTTTGGCTCAGGCCACTGGCGCTCCATGTTGATCTTCAATTTATCTTCCATAGCAGCGGTAATTTCAGCATCGCTGATGCCAGCACGGCGCTGTGCATCCCACAACAGAAACTGCATATCAGCCCACTCGCTAAGATCGTCTGGTTCGGCTGCGGCTTCCAGTGCCTCTTTTGAGAGATGTTTCAGCGGACCAATGGGGCCAACGCAGCCAAATGTGGAGTCAGACCATTTGGCATGCTCGTGGCGAATCTGTTCGCGTTCCAGCGATGCCAGTGCAATCCGTGCCAGTTCTTCCGCTTCTTCTGCTGGCAGTACAACGTTGCTACCCGGTCCGTATGTTTCGCGCCACTGCTTGATTGTCAGCAGTCGCTCTTTGGTAATAGTGATCATGCCGCGTTTCCTTCTTTCTTATTAACAATTACACCGTCATATATTTCATTAAGGTGCCCTCTCAACTCCATGCGCCTTAATGCAGATAACATGTAATCGCATTCAACCTGCTTATTCCCAATAAAAGGTTTGTCTTCATGGTTACCCCAACAGCAATTCCCCTTGGGCCATCCATGTACTTTCCGTACTCTTCCGTTAACAACGTGAAGTAATCCCCAGCCGGGAGGTAAATCCTCAACTGAAATAATTCCCGGCTCACTAATAAAGAATCGCCAGTCGCCCATGCCAAGAGAGGGATTTTTACGGAAACGCTTTTTTCTATCTGCCAACAAGTCAGCACGAGAACACTTCGCCTCTATCAGGCATGATGCTGAATTTCTGAATCCCATAGCATCTGGCTGTTCTCCAGTGCTGGTTACAGCAACAAAGCGGTCATGAAAGCAAACCTTGAACCCATTGCGCTTAAGAAAATTGTACGCAATCTGACAGAGTTCGCGGTGTGTTAACGCCATATCACTCTCCTTTGATGCGAATGCCAGTAGCGCGGATTGCATCGATGACTTCAGAAACTTTGTATGCCATTACCGTTTGGTAATCATCGTGAAAATCTGTTCGATGAAGCATGCTGCTACGTTCCGGGAGCAGTATTTCCCGTGCTTCCAGTTCTGCAATGCGCTTCTCTGCGGATTCCAACGCCGCAACCAATTCGTCTACAGTTCCGGCAGCTTGCAGTGCGTAATCGGTAATAGCCATCTCATGATCAATTTCAGTACCGTTCTCATTCGTTGAGGTGATAGCAAAATAATCAGAGTCGATTTCGTTATCAGCTAAGTGGCGTAGCGTATCGGCAACAAGCCGGCCGTTTTCGATTAGCAGCTTCCCTACCGTAAGCGCAATATCCTCGTTCTCCTGGTCGTGGCGTTTGATGTATTGCTGGTTCCTTTCCCGTTCATCCAGAAGCGCCAGCACAATGTGTGGCGTTATTAAGGACTCAAATTCGGCAACAGCTTGCTCACCTCGCTTGTAATTCTTAATCTCACCTAAATCTTTCGCGTTCTGTGCTGCCTCACGCAGTGCCTGGTAATTAATTTCGCTCACTGGTTGCCTCCTTTGCGAAGCTGGGCAGCAAAGTCAACTAACCACTCAGTCATTTCAACCTTCCCTACCAGGTCTGAACCAGGGTGCATACAGCAATCACTCTGCGCCGCTTTGAAATCCTTATACTCATATTCTTGGGCCACCAGATTTTTTGCAGCTCCTATAGCAGCATCCACCCCCTGCGCCCGCACTTCCGCCAGGAAAGCGCCAGTAGCAGGAGTGTCAATGCAAACACTGTCACGAAGGATGAAGAACGCATTAAGCATTCCTCTTTCTGGTACATCGTCCTGGCATTCCTCATATGCAACCAATGCAACCAATGCATCCATCATTTTCTGACCGAATTGCTGAGGGTGTGCAGATTTCAGTGCTATATTCTCCGCCGCCAGCGCCGAAAAGTTCTCGTGTGCCAACTTAACAGCCGAATCAGCCTGCTTAATTGACTCAATCGCTCTCTGGTGGTCTTCGGCCAGCGCATTAGCACGCACCAGTTGCACTTCCAGTTGCGTTGCCAAATCGCTGATCAGCTTTGCCACACTGCGCATATCAACGGCACCACATTCTGCTTTCAGTTCCGAAGCCATCTCATGCCCGGCGGAAACTAACCCTTTGATATTACTTTCCATCTTTACCCTCGTTTATCCACATAACTTATTGATAACATTGATAACTAAAAAGATCGTCGATTCAGAACTCTTCGATGTTCCAGCCACCACCTGCTTTCTTTGGTTTAACCGTTACCCCGATGATTCGGAACGGATACTGATCTGCGGCGACTTTGGTTTTCACCCTGGCGTCGTCGGTCCAGAAACCTTTCACTTCGTGCAGTTCCATCTCGCCGGTGGCGAGCATCACAGCAAAATCGGGCGTATAGAACGTGTTATCAGCTAACCGCAGCTTGATACCCTCGAATCGATACCAGGCGATTTCCCCTGCACGTTTACGCTGCTCAAGGTGCTGGCAATACGCAGATTCTGTTTTGTTCATCTGTCCTGTTTTGAGTCGACCAAGAGCCTGCATCTGTTTTCTCATGATTTACCCCTGAGGTAATTAAAAACCACATAAGACACGAAATCAATAGATTTTAGAACATTTTATTACCTAACAGGTAATTATGTAGACGTAAAAAAATGCGCTATCGCGCTGGTATTACTTGATAAATCCTACCGCCTTTCCCCGCCTGTATTCCTCCATCAGCCACTGCGCCGGTGTTATTCCCCTAAGGGTGGCGGCGTTAGGCATGCACCCGAAACTTCGCCCTTGTGGATGGTAAACGTCTATCCCTGTGTCCGGAGGTGTACTCATGGGCTCTGGCTTTGCCTGTATGCTGATCACCGGATCGGGTATCTGCTGTCCGGAAGCCACCTTTTTCGCCCAATCATCGAGCAGCCTGCGCGCGTGTTTCTCAACCTCAATCTCGCTAAGCTGGCGCTGATACATTGCACGGCGGGTATCACATACGACCCAGTACATAACCGGATGCCGCCACGGGAATCTTTCGGGACCACCAGGATATAAACTTTTTTCCTTGCTGTACCGGTGAAACTCCGCCATCACATCGTCAATGGTGACGCCAAGAACCATCTTGCTGTCTTTACACCACTTGATAAATTGCCCTGGCGACGGCCAGAACGGAGATTCACTGGCGCGGGCGTGGCGCATACCAGCAGAAACCTGTTCACGGGTTCGGATCCCCCCTTCGGCAAACGCAGCAATCCACTGCTGTTTTGCAGCAACTTCCTGCTCTGGCGTCTTCAGGTTGGTTACCACTGCCGCCGGAAACAGTTGTTTCAACTGTTTGAAAAGGGCATCAACAAGCCTCTCTGCTGACATGTTCACCACGTTGTCATTGTTGGTGTACTGATGCTCATAACCTGACATACGAGAAAGAGCTTCTCCGTCACGGTTTTGTATCGCGGTAAAAACGTTGTTCACAAGAAATCCTCCCATGCTTCAGGGCTGTTCCAGTGCGGAACGTTGTTATCAGGTAATGTTGATTGCTTCTGTCTGCTAATCTGCAGCCTCCTTGCCAGCTTCTGCTCCCACTGTGCCTGATGGTATGCCTTACCCTCAGCCATCCAGTAAATTCTGAACTCTGCAAGTTCCTGTGCCGTTGGCAGACTGTCCAGGTAGATCCCCTGCAATGAGCTTTTCCGAAGAAAGTCATCTGATGGTTGCCATTGTTCATGCATGACAAATTTGCCTAATTGCCCTGGCCCACCAGGAGGAACAAAGTTATTCATCACGGCGTTGTTTGCGCCGGGGTCATGAGGCACAGAATCCCCGCTTTTTGTCCTGCTCTCCCTCTCTTGGTTAAATGACTGGTTATATGACTGGTTCTGGATCCCGTTTTTGGGATCATTCAACATCCCGTTTTTGGGATCATTCAACATCCCGTTTTTGGGTATATTCCCGTTTTCGGGAACATTACCGTTTTCGGGTTCATTACACCCTTCCAGGTTGCCTTTAATGTTCCCTTTTTTGGTTATATTAAGAGAGAAAACCCGCACTCTTTTCGTCGCCCCCTTTCTCTCTCCGGTATCTGAAATAAGCCCCATTTTCATGAGCGATATAAGTCCGGCCTGCACGGTTTTTTTATTCAGGCAAGTGTCTTTAACGAGGCGTTCTATGCTGGGGTAGCAGAGGTTATATTCATCGGCTCTGTCAGCCATCGAGAGCAGTATGAGCTTTAATGACGAGCTACCTGGATCTGTCTCCCAGGCCCAATCTGTTGCATGTCTGCTCATGATTAATCTCCGCTATCAGCTTGAATGTTGTGGGGAGGAATTAATCATGATCTGCTTAATCTCTGCCCTGATACGACGGTTTGATTCCATGGTGCACTCAACACAGTGTCCGTTGTAAACCCAGCGTTCACTGTCATGTCCGTGCTTACATGGTTTTCCGGTGTAGTAGCGTTTAAGTCCGCGCTTTGCGGCATCAATACGTGTAATGATTTCCATGGTAAGCCCTGTTATTAGTATTGGGATTACGGTCATTTTGTGCTGACACAAAAAAAAGATCAACCAGATTTGGTTTTTTATTACCTTTAAGGTGCGAATAGATATGAAAAGACCGCCGGATGGCGGTCTACAGAGGGTTGTGGCTGGATATCATGAGTAGAAGAAGTATGCCAGTTCTGCTTTTGAGCGCAGCCATTGTCTTGTTTTACAGGCTTTAAAAAGCCCATTCATCAATACCTTACCTGGCATTTTGCGCTTACCTGTTAAGTGAGTCTGGATATAGTGACTCGTCGTTCCGGCTTCCTGTGCGAAGGCTTCACGCTCATCCGGAGTAAGTGCAAGCCAGTGCTTTTTGAAATCGAAATGTCCGTTATCGCTCATAGCTATTGCCTGATATTTATTTCAGATAATAAATATTCACCCATAAGGTAACAAAAATCAAGGATAGTTACCTATGGGGTGCATTTACCTGTTGGGTAATATTGCTTTAAATTGAATCATCTACTGATTCATATATGAGGCGATTTTCCAGAAAATGAAAAGTATCCAGGACGTCCGCAGGCAAAATCTCAACGACTTGATCGACCGTGAATTCAATGGTGTTCAGACGCGGATGGCAGAAAAACTTGGAACTCAGGCAAATCTGGTAAACCGCTGGGCTCTTGGCAAGAAGGTTATCGGCGACCAGGTTGCGCGAAAAATTGAAGCTGCCGCCAATAAACCCCGTAACTGGCTTGATATCGATCGCTCGCTTTCTCAGGAAGGTTTTCAGCCTGTCGGCCCAAGCGACATTGGTCAGCTGGCGGCTCACAACCTGGAACGCTGGATGAGCGAAAGCCGCGACCTTTCAACTCAGGGAAAACTTCACCGCGCATCCGGCGTCGCCCAGGTGACAATCAGCCGCCTGTTAAACAATGAGGTCAGCGTTTCCATTTCCACCCTGGAGAATGTTGCATCCGCATTCGGGCGTCACGGCTATGAATTACTGATTCACCCGCACGACCCTGCGACCATCAACTATGATCGCTCGCGCTACGCATTGTTACCCGAAACCGAGAAAGCAAAGATCGAAAGTTACATTGAATTTGTCATCAACCAGAACGAAAAAAACAAACAATAAAATCATATTTTTCAGTAAGTAAGCCGCCTTCTGGCGGCTTTTTTATTGCCTATTCGATTACCTAATGGGTAATTTTTTTAACTCATATCTATTGACACCAAACCAGATACGCATAATTATTACCTCAACGGTAACAGACCGAGGTAACAAGTTATGCAGTGGAAAATCATCAACGGTTGGTACTGCGTTACTGCATGCGGATTCATGAGCTGGAAGTTCCGCACCTTACAGGAAGGCATTAAGTGGGCTTTCGTCAGCAAAGAAGCTCGCGATGTGGCCAACGATAACGAGATATGGGAGGGCTGATAATGAACGTTAATCAGCAGAAAAATCTTCAAAAAATCATGCTGGCATTCGACAAGGACTACCGCCTGTCAGAACAGCTATATGACCGACAAGTTGAACTGATTGAGAGTATCCGGCTTCATCAACTGGCATCAACTTTCGACGTTGTAACAGTTAAAGGCGTTCGCCAGGAAGTACTGGAGGCCGCTAAAGACAGCCCTGAGTTCGAAGAACTAATGGATGCCTACCGGCGCGAGGCAATGGCAATTATCGCCCGCTGGGATCTGGCTGATCAGCTTGATGGGCAGAGGGACGCGGCATGATGCGGAACGCTGGAATCATGGATAGAACAAAATACATCGGAGGAAGCGATGTTGCAGGGATTCTTGGAATTAGCCCATGGCGCACCCCGCTTGAGGTTTATCTGGATAAGGTCCAGCCACGTGTCAAACCAGTAGACCCAAGCAAGCAGAAAGTTTTCACGCGTGGCCAGCGTATGGAGCCATACGTAATAGACCTGCTTTCTGAGGAAACAGGGATGGAAATCGTTCATCGCGGAAACCGCTATATCCACCGTGATTACGATTTTATTGCAGCTGAGATCGATGCAGAAGCAGCGTCAGGCGAGAACATTGAGATAAAAACAGTTAGTCCGTTCAAAGCCAAAGAATGGGGAGAAATCCAGACAGATGCAATTCCTGTGCATTACACGGCCCAGGCCATGCACGGGTTGATGGTTACAAACAAACAGGTATGCGTTTTCGGTGTGCTTATCGGTGGCGACGACTTCCGAATCTATCGGGTTGAGCGTGATGAAGAAACTATCCAGGCGATCTTAGAAAAAGAAATCGCTTTCTGGGACCGAGTGAAAAATCTTAACCCGCCGGAAGCTACCAGCGTAAGCGATGTATCGCTGATGTTTGAGAAAGAGGCCGGGACAAGTATCGAGGCTGACGGAAAGGCACTCGCACTATTCAACGATCTACGAGACATGAAGTCACGCAGAAAATCACTGGAAGAAGAAATAGCTATATCAGAAGAGAAGCTGAAGATGTACATGCAAGAGCACTCAGTCCTGACCCTGGACGGAAAGCCGCTCTGCACATGGAAATCTCAGATCAGCAACAGATTCGACCAGAAGCTATTCCAGTCAGTACACCCTGAGTTATTCGAAAAATTCAAAACAACAACGACACAACGCGTCTTCAGAATGAAGTAAGGAGAAAAAATGTCTATCAATGCACTTAAGGCAGCGGCTACCGGTAACCAAGTTGCACATCATAATGAGAAACCAACAACTCTGGCCGGACTTCTGGCAGACCCAAAAATTAAAGCTCAGATGGCTTTGGCACTTCCAAAGCACATGACAGCAGACCGTCTGGCGCGCATAGCAACCACAGAGATCCGAAAGGTTCCAAAACTTGCATCATGCGACCAAGCCAGCTTCCTGGGGGCAATTATGCAATGTGCCCAATTGGGTCTTGAACCAGGCGGAGCTCTTGGACACGCTTACCTGATACCGTTCGACAAACGCCAGAAAGTAAATGGAAGATGGGAAACCGTATCTACAGAAGCACAGCTGATTATCGGCTATCGCGGAATGATTGACCTTGCCCGCCGCTCTGGGCAGATCCTGAGCATCTCGGCTCGTACCGTACATACAAACGACAAATTCAGCTACTCATACGGCCTGGAAGAAACGCTCGAGCATTTACCTTGCGAAACAGGTGACCGCGGAGAATTAACGCACGTTTACGCCGTTGCACGACTGAAAGATGGCGGAGTCCAATTTGAAGTTATGAGCCGGGCAGACGTTGAGAAAGTTCGTGCACTGAGCAAAGCCGGTAGCAGTGGCCCATGGGTTGATCACTTCGATGAGATGGCTAAAAAAACAGTAATTCGCCGACTGTTCAAATATCTTCCTGTTTCTATTGAAATGCAGAAGGCTGTTGTTATGGATGAGCGCGCTGAAGCTGGACTTAGCCAAGATAACGCAGCTGTTATCACTGGTGAATATTCCGTAGTTGACGATGAGCGTCAACACCTATCGCCAATTTCAGATTCAGAACGAGAAGAAGCTCGAGAATATATCATCGCGATACTTAATAGCCTGGATCCATCTGCTGAAGATGCAAAAACGATGTTCAAGCGCGCTGAAAATGAAATTAACACCATGGCTGAAAAGCTCGGTGATGAATATCACCAAAAATTCATGATGACGCTTAACGATATGCGTCCAGAATTCGAGTAACCACCACCGCGGCGCCACGCGCGCCGCACTGCAACCAAGAGAGGTATTTATGAAAGGTGCATTAGGTAAGAAGGAACTCCTGGCGGTGGTGCCACTGTCATGGAGCACTATCGACCGTATGGAGCGCGCAGGTGAATTTCCTAAACGCTGGTATATCACTGACAAACGCTGCGCATGGAACCGTGACGAAGTTGAGCGTTGGCTTGATGAACGTCAGGCAGCAAGCCCGGCAGAGTTCCAGGGTAAAAAGCCTCCTGTTCAGCAACGTGTATATCGTCCTGTGAGCAACGCTGCATGAGTGTGCTGCTAAGGCACTGGAGCAAATGGTCAGGATGGTACTTATTTCTGGCCTCTGTTTCAGCATGGCTTTATCTGCTGGCATTAATTTTCAGAGAGGGTTGGATTAAGTGAGAAAGTTAAGCCGACTTGAAAAATATCACATGAACAAGGTTTCAATGCGCAGTCCGTCAAAGATTGTCGCCGTTACTCCTGCGGCGATAGAGATCGAAAAACGCGCGATTGAAAGAGAGAAAAAAGGGCAGTTCCGCATTGCCGCTCACCTTTGGCTTCAGTGTATGGATGTTGCTTCTGGTGATGTTGAGCGTGCAAGGATCGCGGTTCGCAGGGACCAATGTATCACAAAAGGTAACGGCCTTCGCCGTGGCGACTATAGCGGCATAGGATGTTGCGGGGTGGTTTATGAATAAACAAAACAATAATATAAAAGGTAATATCATGAGCAAGGTAGGCGATTATTTCTTTGAATTTCCCGCATCACGAGGAACGCAGGGAAGCACTGTAATACTTATGATGACAGTACCAGCAAGAGCACTATCGAGAGTATTGGCAACCGACAATACGGGAAGTACCCTTGAACGTTCTCAACGTGAAATTAATCCAACCAGGGTAAAAAAGTTTTATCAATATTTAGTCAACGCTTACGAGAAAAAGGAACCATTTATTGTTCCACCATTGGTCGGAAATTGTAACTCAGAAATAGAGTTCCATGAGATTGGAAATACTAATGTCGGTTTAGCTAGATTTCCTATGGATGCAGAAATAAAATTATTTGATGGACAGCATCGTGCTGCAGGATTAGCTGAGTTCTGCCGTAATTATGGTGAAACAATTATGATTCCTCTTATACTTACGCATAACCTTCCTTTGAAGGCGCGTCAGCAGTTCTTTTCTGACATTAATAATAATGTTTCAAAACCATCTGCAGCAATTAATATGGCGTATGACGGACGAAACGATGTTGCCCAAGAAATGGTGTCTTTCCTGTCGCAACATGACACTTTTGCAGAAGTCACTGACTTCGAGCACAACGTTGTTCCGTCAAAGTCAAACATGTGGGTGAGTTTCAAAGCATTAAGTGATTCAACATCAAAATTTTGTATTCATAATGGAAAAAAACTAGAAATTGGTAACATCGAGTCAGTATGGGAATCATGGTTATGTCTTACACAACTAGAAGCAATTCGCCATGGTACAAAGCAATCAGAATACAAAAGAGAATATATCCAGTTTCATGCAGTGATGATTAACGCTTTTGGTTATGCTGTTCAGCAAATGATGGTTAATCACTCAATAAAAGAAATAATTTCAATGATTGAAACATTATGTGCAAATACTGACTTCGCAGAAAGAGAGAATTTTTTCCTAATGGATAATTGGGTTGGGATCTGCACGAAAGCAAGCCAGGAAAAACTATCAGTTATTGCCAATGTAGCAGCACAGAAAGCGGCAGCAAACAGGCTGATACAAGCTTTTACCAAAGGAAGTCTGGGAGCAGAACAATGAAAAAATACACGCTAATCTATGCAGATCCACCCTGGGTATACCGGGACAAAGCCGCAGATGGTAATCGCGGCGCTGGTTTTAAATATCCGGTTATGAGTGTGCTGGATATCTGCCGCCTTCCTGTGTGGGATTTGTCCGATGAAAACTGTCTGTTGGCAATGTGGTGGGTGCCAACACAACCACTCGAAGCACTAAAAGTTGTTGAAGCCTGGGGATTCCGTCTGATGACCATGAAGGGATTCACGTGGATAAAATGTGGTAGTCGACAACCAGATAAACTGGTTATGGGTATGGGACACATGACTCGCGCCAATAGTGAAGATTGCCTGTTTGCGGTAAAGGGAAAACTACCTACGCGCATTAATGCAGGGATCGTTCAGTCATTTACCGCACCGCGGCTTGAGCATTCAAGAAAACCAGATGTCGTGCGTGAAAAACTTGTGCAATTGTTAGGCGATGTTTCTCGCATTGAACTGTTCGCCCGCCAGTCGTCTCATGGCTTCGATGTTTGGGGTAATCAGTGCGAAGACCCGGCAGTGCAACTACACCCTGGATACGCGTTGGATATTGCCAGATTAACAAATGCATTCAGCAATGCTCCGCTGTCACCAACAGACAACCAGGGGCGGGAGCGTGCAGCATGAACAGGGCATCACCAGCAGATTTAAGGAAATGCCTTGAAACTGCAAACATGCTTGCACACAGCGGGATCAGGTTTGTTCCAATTCCCGCTGTCACTGATGCTGAATTTGCAACACTGTCAGCAATGTTCACAGATAAAATTGAATCACTGGCAGCAGAAGACGAGATGGAAGAAAATCAGCAGAATAATTAAACGTTATTCCCCCGCCATCCACTTCTCAAACTTCGACGGGGAGAACGGAATCAGATCCGTATGCTCCCCGTTAATCCAGGAATCAATCATATCGGCCCACTGCTGCAACATGTAGGCGCGCTGTCTGGCGTATTCCGCTTTGTTATATACGGCGCGCACACCTTTCTGCTCATGTGCCAGAGCCTTTTCAATCCAGTCTGAAGGATAACCAGCCTCATGCAACAACGTACTGGCTGTACGGCGCATATCGTGTACGGTGAAGTCCTGAATATGCTCACCATCTTCATTTATTATTTTCACCGTTCTGTCGATCAGAGAGTTCAGCGCGGCATTAGATAATGGCTTCCGGAAATTGTAACGACCAGGAACCAGATATTCACTTCCACCAGCGCACATCTGCAACCCAACCAATATATCCTGTGCCTGTTTAGGAAGGTAAATAACGTGCGCCCGGCTTCCCTTCATGCGGTCTGAAGGAATTGTCCATGTCCATTTTTTAAAATCTATTTCATCCCACGTTGCATTGGTGAATTCGCCTTTACGAACCATAGTGATAAGCACCAGCTTTAAAGCCATTTTCATAGTGCCCATAGCACCAATGGCATCCAGCGTGCGGAAGAACAGGCCAATTTCTTCTGGTGTCAGTGTTCGCTCTCGTGGTTTAAATATGGCGATAGACGAAGGTTTAATGTCAGCCGCAGGATTAAACAAACCATGACCACGGTCATTGGCGTGACGGTATACGCTGCTGATAATCTCCCTGGCCTGTACTGCTGTTGCCCGGCCACCGCGTTCGACAATCCGGTCACACAAATCACGAACCATCGATGTGGTAATTTCAGCCATCATTTTGTTGCCAAGAACCGGAAGTATGTCACGGTCGATCACCGCCTGCTTCATTGCGCGGGTACTGTCAGCCAGGATGACGTGTTTCATATAACTGTCGGTATGTACCGCAAACGTCTCGGCACCACGAATCTTTTTGATACCGTCACGTTTAGCCGCAGCCGGCGATTGGCCTGCTTTAAGCAGCTTCTTTGCAGCAATCAGTTCTTCTCGCGCTTCTGCTAGGCTGATACCGTCACGCCCATACTGCCCGATTACCAGTGTTTCGCGGCGACCGTTGATACGGTAGTCATAGCGAAACGAGACCGTGCCTGACGTAAGCACAGCTACATACAGCCCGTCACGATCGGAGACTTTGTATAGTTTGTCCTGCGGCTTGAGGTTTTTTAATTTTGTATCGGTAAGCAC